CATTGCCAGAACTGTTGCAAAGCGCGGGGTTCGCAAGAAAAAGTTCAGAAACATGGCAGCAGATGAAGACAAAAGGATGCTGAGGGAAAGAGAAATCCGATCTCAGCAAGGTTACTCTCACGACACTCCGGTGGATGACATTGAGAGCTTTGTGAACTCTGAGTTCCTGTTTGAGCAGACGACAGATTTCAATGTACACAAGGCGTATTGTGGGGAGCTGTTGAGCTCTGCTGAACAATCCTGCAATAACTTGAATCAATATAAAAATTCAGTCAACAAGTTCGTTGATGAATTCTATGAGTCGAAAATCGGTGCATACTGTGTGCTGATGGAATGCATCTTTGCTGAGGCGAATCTAAGCATGAATAAAGCTGACAACACAGGCTTCTCAGTAAAGTACATTAGAAACTTCAATGTTTGGATCTGCATGCAAACTCAGGGCGCCGCTAAGGGTTTGAAAGTGAGCATCTTGTGGAAGAGAAATGAGTTTGAAGACCCCAAATTTGGGACCATATTTGAAGAACCACTAGTGCTGGGGCCCTGGCTTTGCACCAAGTTTTTCTTTGTGGACAGAGACAAGTTGTCATCATATCTGATCCTCTCAAGACGATTGTTGGCAATGTCAGCTTGCTTCATGGAGGGTTACAGAAGCAGATCAGAGCCTGGTGGTTTCAAAAGCGGCTTGAGCGGGCAAAAATTGAGCAGCTTCAGACACTCTCTGAATTTCCTGTTGCTAGTGCTCTGCAATCAAAAGCGACAGCTCTCAACAACACTTGAGCTGGCAAGGTACGCTTACATGAGTGTCTTGACAACAAAGCCAACAATGATTGCAAACCCGCTGAAGGTGTTATCAAAGATACCAGAGGCGATCAGAACGAGGTTGGTGATTTGGGTGTGCAATTCATACATAAAGCATTTTACTGAGATGGCAGTCAATCCTCCGCTGATGAAAACAATGAGTGGAAAGGTGAAGGGGGTTGATTCTGAAGGAGAGGTGCACGGCGTTGCCACCGGGGATTTTGATGGGTTAATATCATTCATAGATGGGTCGAGCATTGAGAAAATGCAAACAACTCTAAATTTAATGTATCTTGGTGTGATGTTCAGTCATGAAGATGTCGGTGATCCGCAGAGAGCATCAAGAGCCATATTGGACAAGATTGTGGAACTTGAATACATTGCTTGGTATGATGGCCCAAAGAGAGCACGAGATGAGTACCTAGGCGAGAAGAATCATGAATCTTACAAAGAAGTCAGACCACATGAAATGTCCATAGATGTGTGTGTGGATATGGGAGTCGCCATGAGACAATTCTATGAGAAGAATGTGAGCAAAGACTATAATGCCATAATCAGAGAAGATATCTACAAAATGATGGCGAAGTTCACAATTGAAGAGATATCTACAGTGAGATCAACATATCTCGGAACAGATGATCGCAACTTTGTGCCATTAGAAGAAGGTTTTGAACCACCGAACAAGACGAAGGTTATCCTTGAGTGCATAAATCAATTGAGAGATGGGAGAATGAAGCATCATCCCTTCATAAATCTAGTTGAATGCTTGAAATCAATCACTGAGAGAGGGTTTGATGTTACTGTGGACATAAAGAAAGCTCTGTACAAGTCAAGAGAGATATTCATATTGAAATTGATGACCAGGATTGTCGTGAAGCTGATTGAGCTGATTTCAAACTGTTATTCAAAGTACCATCCATATGAATTCATCTCATCACCAGAGATGAAAAGCTCAGCTATCCCGGGTCATCATGCCAGTGTTGAGAAGACGAGAAGGAAAATGGTGGGCTCTAGCGAGGTGATCACAATCAGCAGAACTGCTGATCATAAGCAATGGTGCCAACAGTTCATGGATTTGGAGATGTATGCTTGCTTTGAGCAATTCATGGATCCGGACATACTAGCGCTGTACAAATTTGTCTTCTCATGGCACAGAACGAAGCAGATTGAACTGGACGGGAGACTGTTAACAGAGTTGGGGAGGGATAAAGGGGGCGTGGACACGGGAAATGGCACCTCTTACTATGTCGAAGAGCACATGGATGAATTGAAGAGGCAATTTAATGAGGAGGGCGGTAATCACTATTTGATAGACAAAGGTAGTAAATTCCTGAAGAATTGGACCAATTTCATGCAAGGCATCTTTGGTGCAAGTGCATCTCTGTATCATGCGGCGTTTCAACAGCTTGTGACAAAGTATGTAAAAATCACTCTCAGGGGGATGCAGATCAGAAATGTGTTGCCTCTGGACATCATCATGAAAAGAACGGTTCTGGTCTCATCTGACGATCTTGCTTACTTAATGTCTTGGATATACAAGAGGGAAGAAAGCAAGGAAAGACGACTGGCAAAGCTGATGACAAACATCATGACAGTTTTGGACAAAGCCACTGTGAATTATGCACGCTTTGCCAATATGACAAGTAGTGAAGAAAAGTCTGATGTGGGGTTCTCACCTATAGTGGAATTCAACCAGACTTATTCTGTTGGGAATCAAACTTTGGAGCCGCCGATAAAATTGTTAGATGCTGCGCTATCAGTAAAAGCACTTGGGAGCTTTGACTCACAATTGGCTCTAATGGCAGATATGAGGTCATCTTATTTGCAAGTCGGTGGTAGTCAATGGTCTACATCCATATTGATGGTGGCACAATCTTACATGTGGTATCAGACATTGGGTTCTTTGAACAAAATGGAGTTCGCTGACTTAAAGAAGCATCTGATGGGCATCAGGATCCCTGCATTTGGTTATTTCAGTTATGAACCGTATGTTTCATGCGGGCTGATTGGCAATGCACTCGTGAATCGATCATCTTACAGGGGAGACAACATGAGCAAAGCAGCCTGGGATTATCTGACTATGACATCTGATGTTTGCATGACAAAGGATGGTAGGCCAACAATAAGCATAGGTCTGAAGACTCAGAGCAACAAAGTAAAGAATTTTGCTAACAAGGCAAGGATACCTTATGCGTGGAGAGATTACTTCAGAGAAATGCAAAATCTTGAGCTCTTGATGAGGGCGCCACAGACAGTAGAAGAGGCTTTGATCAAAATGTATCAAAAGGTGTTGAATCCCGACTTGATGGCATCATTTGACACAGGATACTTGTCGACTGTCTTTTCAGGCAGTGCTTATATCCTAGAGAGTCCGGTGATCAGTATAGATGAGAGAGTGAATGAGATGAGCATGTTGCAAGGCACCATGGAGATCATGAAGAGAAGCAGTGAATATGATGCAATGATGAGGATAGGAGCAATACAAGCTGAAAAGGATGGATTGGTGAACTATAGCACTGAGAAAAAGGCTGTGAATCGAGCATTGAGCACTCACACAAAAATGTCTTTGTTGATGTATCTGAAGATAACTGCTCGGAGAGTGGAGATAATAATGAATCAAGACCAATTGACACTAAAGAAACAGGATGGTTGGGTGACGAGACTAGATGATTTCGAGAATGTGTTGTTCCCTTCAAGACCAACGTCAGATAGCATCTTAGCGATAGGTAGAGAGCCGGTCGAATTCAATGTCAAAATGAGGGACCCTCCAGTGAAAACCTACTCAGCTCAAATAGAGTTATTGAATTATAGCTTGTCAGTGAGACTGAAGGACGTGATTTTGGCTAGCTGGTTTAGAACATCAAAAGAAAGAGTCAACTTCAATCTGAAGCAAGCGCAGCTTCTGTGGTCAAGTGTGTATGCCTTCTTGAATTTTGATGAGAATCTGACGGGAGAAGAAAATCTGATGAAGAGCTTTGAGGACTCGCCATTCTCAACTGTCACTGAGATGATAGCCTTCTTCAATCTGGAGTCCAAAAGCTCAACAATGAGAGTGTATCATGCTGCTATACCATTCAGCCCTGATAAGATGATGATGTTCAGCAATCTAATGAAGCATAATTTTGGAAAATGGGCAGTTTACAGACGATCAGATGAACCTCAAGAGGAGGATGTGATGCAGATAATGAATACTCATAATGTGCTTGGAATGGTGATGCT